CAAGGGCTGGGGGCTAGACGAGGGCCAGTTGCGCGGCTGGAACGATGACGCGGCGAATCTGGCGCTGATGCTGGAGGCGGAGAGCGAGCCGAGCGACGCCGAACGTGAAGAGCAGGCCCGGCAGACACTAGCTGAGCGGTTCGTAGTGCCTCCCTTTAGCGTGCTAAACGCTAGGCAGGGATATTGGCAGGAACGCAAGCAGGCGTGGATTGCGCTGGGGATTGACAGCGAGCTGGGGCGGTGTGGAGAGCCAGCCGCATCCTATAAGAATCAGGGCGCTCTGAGCGCCCTGCAATCTGGAAAGCCGCATACGCTTGGAGCCATTGCGCCCAATGAAGGCGGGGTAAACGGCATACTTACCAGTCCTGGTAAGTATGCCGACAACGGCCTGCTGGGAGAATCCCAGCAGGCCCGCAGCCACTACAGTGCCAAAGTCTTTGGCACTGAGGGTAACGCATCTGAGCAGACCGGCACCAGCATCTTTGATCCTGTCCTTTGTGAGTGCGCCTATACCTGGTGGACTGGTCAGGGCTTCAAGGTGCTTGACCCATTCGCCGGGGGCAGCGTTCGCGGCATTGTGGCGGCATACTTGGGGCGTGAGTACGTGGGCGTGGAGCTACGCAAAGAGCAGGTCAATGCCAACGCTCCGCAGGCTGAGGCGCTAGGGCTTGCGCCTCGCTGGGTACACGGTGACAGCGCCGACATTCGCGAGCTTGTGGCGGAGCCGGTAGACTTTGTGTTTAGCTGCCCGCCATACTACAACCTGGAGGTTTACAGCGACCTAGAGGGCGAGCTGAGTGCAGCGCCAACCTATGCCGAGTTCCTGGAGGGCTATCGGCACATCATAGCTGAGTGCGTGGCGTTGCTCAGGGATGACCGCTTCGCCTGCTTCGTGGTTGGCGATATGCGCGACAAGAAGGGGCTATACCGCAACTTCGTAAGCGACACTATCGCAGCCTTCCAAGACGCCGGGACGACGCTGTACAACGAGGCCATCCTGGTAACGGCGGTGGGGAGCTTGCCCATCCGCGTGTCGTCACAGTTCCCAGTAGGGCGCAAGCTAGGCAAGACGCACCAGAACGTGCTCGTATTCGTCAAGGGCGATTGGCGCAAGGCGGCGCAGGCGTGCGGGCCTTGTGAGGTGCTACGGATGACCAACGGCACGCCGGAGCTGATGGGGTAGATGCACGAATCAACGAAGTTTGACGAAGGGGGCAAGGGTGGCAGGTAAGGAGCGCTATAAGGCGCAGCAGTTTATTGACGCAATGCCTAGATCTGGCGCAATAGTGAGTTCTATTGCCAAGGCTGTCGGCTGCACCTGGCACACGGCGCGCAAGTATATCGACGGCTACCCGACAGTCCGCGAGGCATACGAGGCAGAGCGTGAGCGCATTCTAGACATCGCGGAAAACGTCATCATCGGCAACATCATGGCGTCGAATCATAAGCAGGCAGAGGCGGTTAAGCGCGGGCCTGACGGCAAGCCTGGAGAGCCTATAATCGTGGACACCGCTGATGTGCGCTGGTATTTGGCGATGAAGGGGCGGGAGCGCGGATATGTCAAGAGTGAGGCGCGCGAGCTGACCGGCAAGGACGGCGGACCTATGGAGATAACGAATGTTGAGCTTACCGATGCTGAGCGAGCGGCAGGCATTGATGCCATTTTTGACGCCGCAAGAGCGCGCAGAGATCGACAGGATGGTGAGGCAGGGATGGCTGCGAATCCATCCAGCGTGCCCGGAACCACATGACAAGCAACGCGGGCTGGTTGAATCTACCGCCATTCGCAAAGTCATTGTCGCCGGTAGACGTGGCGGCAAGACTACCGGCATGGCAATCCTGGCCTCGCGAGGCTTGCAGCGCGGCTGCCGCGTACTCTATGCGGGACCAACTGCAGAGCAGACGGACCGCTTCTGGTATGCGGTGCGGCACTACTATCAAGAGGACGTCGCCGCGGGGCGATTGGTCAAGAGCGAAACCAAGCGCATACTTGAAGAGCCGGGCGTTGATGAGAACGCACCGCGTGTCAGGTGCAAGACGGCGTTCAACGCGGACACCCTGAGAGGCGATTGGGGCAACCTGATTCTGTTGGATGAGTATAGTCTGATGTCGCCGGACGTTGATGAGGTGGTGCTGCCGATGCTCCTAGACCGTGGCGGTGTCATTGTCTATGGCGGCACGCCGAAGCGCAAGAACCACTTTTTCAAGAAGTACGCGCAGGCAATAGCCGACACAACCGGACGCTGGGCGGCGTGGCATTTCACCAGCCATGACAATCCATTCTTGGACGCGGTGACGCTGGCAGAGATAAGCCAGGACTTGACAGAAGACGGCTACAAGCAAGAGATAATGGCCGAGTTCCTGGAGGGTGAGGGCGCTGTATTCCGCAACATCGCGGCGTGCCTACACGCAGACCGGGCACCGGTGACGGGCCATCACAGGGCGCATCGTGTTGTAGCCGGCGTTGATTGGGCCAAACAGGCGGACTACACTTCTATCAGCGTGGTATGCGCTGATTGCCGACAGGAGCTGGCGCTGGACAGGTTCAACCAGATTGACTATGTATTTCAGCGAGGGCGACTCAAGGCACTCGCGGACAAGTGGCACGTTGACGATATTCTCGCAGAGGAAAATGCCATTGGTGTGCCAATAATTGAGCAGCTACAACGCGACGGACTTCCGGTGCGTCCGTTTATGACGACGGCCTCCAGCAAGCCTCCGCTGATCGAGTCGCTGGCCCTGGCCTTCGAGCGCGAGGAAGTGCAGTGGCTGGATAACACAGTAGCGACGATGGAGCTGGAAGCCTATGAGCGGAAGGTGAGCCCAACGACTGGCCGCAGCAGCTACAGCGCACCGGAAGGGCTGCACGATGACACGGTAATCGCGCGGGCGCTGGCGAATCACGCGCGACTGGGGGCGGTGGGTGGGCCATCATTTGTGTACTAGCAGGGGGAATGAATGATTGATCTTGATTTGGTCTACGCGGCATATCAGGCAGAGGAAGAAGAGACGCGCCAGAAGAACATCATCGTGGCCCGTAACTACTATGCCGGCGAGCAGAATACGAAGATGAGCAAGCGCCAGCAGGAGTTCATCGGCTACAACCTTGCCAATGAGCGCTTTGCCATCAACTACTGCGCGCCGGTGGTTGACGCCGTGGTAGAGCGGATGATCGTGTCCGGCTTCCTCAGCGACGATGAGGACTATGCCGCGTGGTGCTGGGACGTCTGGGAGCACAACCGCATGGATGCCAAGCAACGGGACACGCATCAACAGGCGGTGAATGAGGTCGAGGCGTTCGTCGCCGTGGATTGGCCGGAGGGGGACGACATGCCGACCTTCACGCCCTATCCGCGGTACACCGACCGCCAGCTTGACGGTGGCACCGGCTTCGGCTGCAAGGCCCACTACGTCGAGAACGACCCCAATCAGGAGCTGGAGGCCGTCAGCAAGCGGTGGTACGAGACGTACCGTGATGAGAAGAAGCAGACCAAGGTCCGCGAGCGCATGAGCATCTACTTTCCAGACCGTATTGAGCGCTATGTCGCCGTTACCGAGGGCCGCTTGCACAATGCCGGCTGGGAGCCGTTCGCAGACGAAGAGGGCGAAGCGGTTATCCCCCGGGTGACTGCTGCCGGCAAGCCTCTTGGCATCCCCATCGCGCCCATTCGCAAGCCTGGCGCCTTCGAGCTATGGGACGCGATACCGCTGCAGGATCTCATCAACAAGACCGCGCTTGACATTATCGCTACAGCGGATGCGTGCGGGTTTCCTATCCGGCTCACATACAATTGGATGGCTACGACAGACGGCAAGGCGCCCGAGGATGACGGCGGGAACTACCTGACAATGACGCCCGGCGCGTGGGTCGCCGTGCGTCCTGGAGGCGGCGCTGATGCATCAACAGATGTGCTCCCACCTGCTGACCTCATTCCGATGCTGGCGGCGCTGGACTCGTACATCATGAAGCTGGCGCAGGTGACAGACACGCCGGCGGCGCGCTTCCAGATCACCGGGCAGATTGCGGCTGAGGGCACGCTGAAACAGCAGGAGGGCCCGCTACTGGCAAAGGTGCGCGCGTACAAGACGCTGGTCGGCAACGGGTGGGAGAACCTGTTTACCATCACCCGCAACCTGTCCGCTCTGCACGGCAAGACGTTCGCTGATGACGTGACGGTTGAGGCGCAATGGGAGCCGTCAGAGACGCGGGATGACAAGACGCTCGGAGAAACGCTGTTGGCAAAAATGCAGACCGGCGTGCCACGCGAAACGCTGTGGAGCGAGTGGGGCTATGACGCTGATGAGATCGCTAAAATGAAGGCGCAATCCGCTGAGGAGCTGCAGGAGCAGAGCAACATCGGCGGGGCGCTGCTGAGGCAGTTTGAGCAGGGCGGCGTAGTTTGACTTGGGCGCTGATTTCGTGTAAAATGTAGATGTACGGTATCGCAGGCTTTTGAAAGGAGCAAGGCGATGAATGAGACGTTGTTCGATGTGATAGCATCCAGCAAATCAAAATGGCTGGATGCACATCTGAATCTTGTGGAATCAGTTACACTAGAGGGCGCCGGGCTCCACGGGCTAGAGCTAGGCCTCTACCGCATTGCCCTGATGCGAGTGGGGACTGCCCCCAAGCCCAAGCCAGAGCGCCCCTTCCTCTGGGACCCCGTGTGGACTGACGAATACCGCGACTCGGTTGGGGTCGTCAAGCCCAAGCCAGTAGAACCGCCCTCATGGGATGACTTGCCCGACTGGGCAGACTGGAGAGCGCAAGATTATACCGGCGCGTGGTGGGTATATGAGAATAAACCAGCCCAGTTTGACGGCATATTCGGCGTGGTCTCAGGGAAAACCAAGCACCTCCTCAGCCATATGTCCAGCCCCAACTGGCGCGATACGCTCGAACAGCGCCCGGCGCCCGAGCCGCTATGCCCTGTATGCGGGAAGCCCGCGAGCGAACACCCTGACGGGCTATTCTGCTGCGGGCACTGCAAAGGGCGCGCAAAGCACAAGACAAAGCGCGCTGGTAAGTTTGCAGGCTATCATCGCGTCTTCTGCACTGAATGCGGCGCAAGAACAACGTTGTGGAGTGATGGCAGTCTTGCCCGAGCGGCCTGGAACCGGAGGGCGTGATGGAAGAGCCCATAGCCTGGACGATGGACTACGTTACTGGCGAATGGACCGAAGACAGGCAGGTGCCCCAAGTGTGGGCGCGCGTTCCTGGTCATAGCAACACTAGCCATTCTGGAGGTGACGTGATGGCGACAAGGACGGTGACAGCAGATATGCCGACACTGATGGGCAAGTATTTCAGTATCACTCTCAAGGTGAAGCGTAGGCGGCGTGTAAGCATTGGTTTGTGGCTGATACGGATTGGCGCGTGGATGTCTGGGGTTGGCATAGAAGTTGTGGAAGCGCCGTAGCCCATGCCAATCACCCCGCGCATCATCGAAGCCGCCAACCTGTTTCGTGCCCGGCTATTGGCGCGCGAACGCCGTGCTGCGACTTCGCTTGTTCGCTACTACGGCGTCACCTGGCAGCGGCTACAGACCGACATCACGGCGCTATCGACTGAGGTCGAAGCAATGCGGCTCGCCGGTGAGGAAGTGTCACGCGGGCGTATCGCACGGCTTGAGCGACTACGCGCCGTGCAGGCGCAGGTCGAGACTGAGCTGGGCACATTCGCACAGTTCGCCAGTGAGGACATCACAGCACAGAAGCGTGAGTCGCTGATAGCTGGCGAGCGCGATTCTGCTAACCTGATTCAATACGCCTTCCCGCCCGGCGCCGAGGTTGCCATTGATCACTACCGGATGCCACGCGCAGCGGTGGAAAACCTGGTCGGTTTCGTGCAGGATGGCACGCCGCTACACGACGTCATTGCGGGCTATGTGGGCAGCGCAGCTGACGACTTCGGCGAGACGATGGTCACGGGCCTGACGGCAGGCTGGGGGCCGAAGAAGCTGGCACAGGAGCTACGCAGCGCCTACGGGATGGGGTTGACGAAGGCGCTAGAGATAAGCAGGAACGAGAATCTACGGGCCTACCGCACCGCGTCACTCCAGACGTATAATGCGAATGCCGATGTAGTCAAGGGATGGATTCGTCACTCAGCTAAAGATGATAGGGTATGTTTAGCTTGCATTGTTCTTGACGGCAAGCACTATGATCTTGCAACTGAT